AGAATATTCTGGAAAATATATTCTCGCTTCTGCACAGAGAGATTTTACTGCAGAAAAATTAGCGTTATTTTATGAAATGATTGGAAATGTTCCTGAATTGAATAATCCTGCAAATTATGGCGCGCGTGTGAACGCTTATCCAAACGCATATTATACAACAAGTCCTGCTGGTGCGCAACCATCTATTAATGGAAGAACATTATACATTCCTCTTGGCGCCTGGTTTAACTTGTTAACTACTCAAGCATTTCCATTAGTTTCATTGCAATATAATGAATTGCAAATTAGTGTTTCTTTTCGTCCAATTAATCAGTGGTTTACAATTCGTGATGTAATGGACTATAATAATAATTTTCCTGTTATTGCGCCAAATTTTAATCAATTTTACCAACAATTTTATCGTTTTCTTCAAACGCCACCAGATGAAGAATTAGGTCCAACTTCTTATATAGATACAAGAACTTTATGGAATGCAGATATAAATTTAAATTGTACATATTGCTTTCTCTCAAATGATGAATCCGTTATTTTCGCTAAAAATGAACAAAAATATTTATTTAAACAAGTGTATGAAAAACCATATTACAATATAACAGGACAAAATAAGATTGATTTAGATTCAATTGGAATGGTTATTAGTTGGATGTTTTATTTTCAGAGAAGTGACGCTAATTTACGTAATCAATGGTGTAATTATACTAATTGGCCTTATAATTATATGCCACAAGATATATATCCGGCTTCAACTGCAGGTGATGTGCAAAACCCAATATCACCATTAACTAGAGATCAAAGTAGTTTATTAGGTCCAGGTTTAAATCCAGAAGGAACTTTAAGTGGTCTTTATATAACTGGTGTATACAATCCACAAAATATTAAATATATTTTGATTGCAATGGGAATTCTTTTAGATGGACAATATAGAGAGAATATATTACCTGTAGAAGTATATAATTTTGTAGAAAAATATGTAAGAACAAAAGGAAATGCTCCTCCAGGATTATATTGTTATAATTTTGGATTAAATACAGATCCATTTGTAGTTCAACCATCTGGTGCAATGAATATGAATAGATTTACAAATATTCAGTTTGAATTTACTACTATTTCTCCACCAGTAGACCCATATGCACAAGTATTGACTATTTGTGATCCAACTACAGGTGATATTGTTGGTATTAATAAACCAACATGGCGTATTTATGATTATAATTTTGACATGTATTTAATGGAAGAAAGAGTGAATATGGTTATTTTTGTAGGTGGAAACGCCGCTTTATTATACGCTACTTAATATTTTATTATCAAATAAATAATAATTAAATAAAATATTTATTATTTATATAAATGTCAATAGTAGAAACTATTGGAATAGATATTTTAATTAATATAATTTTGGTAAAAGAAGATGTAAGACCTGCAATGTTGATTCAACCAGCAGATTATAAAGAAAGAGATGGAAAAGGAGAAAAAACAAAATCTATATTAGATGCAATTAAAAAAGAATTCCCGGAATTAAAACAAAGTGAAGATTATCAAAGGTATCAAGGTATAATTATTTCAAAAATTGATTATAATGGAAAAAATGACATTTCTTTAGAAAATATGGGAGAGATACTAGGATATCCTTGTTATAAAGATTTTAATGATATTGATTCAAATGAAATATCATATGGAATTACCGTTTTCGCTTATTTAAATAGTGGCGAAAAAATAGAAATATTTTCAAATGTTTGTAAAGATGAAAGTCAGATTGAAGTTTTTCAAGATTTTGCGGTGAAAGCGAAAACGGCGCTTGACAAAGAAGAATACAAACATTTATTAGGAGATAATGTAATTGATAAAATTGATTTAGAAATAGATAAAAATATACCTACTCAAAAAATTATTGATAAATTAATAAAAAATCAACCAATAGATATTGAAGATAAATCTCAAATAATTAACATATTATACAATTTTGGTTTTGATATGGATGTGACATTATCATTTAAAGAAAGTTTTCAATATAATAATCCAATTCATAAAGGAATATTGTTGAGTTTATTACTGAATGAAAAAAATTATTTATTATCACCATTTATTCCTCTCCAAGAGTATCCTGAACAAGACAAAAAAGTGGATGAAATAAATGAAAAATGGGGGAATGATATTATAAAAATAATAAATGAAACGAAAAAAGAAACAATTGTTGAAAATGAAACAAAAAAAGGTGGTTACACAAAAAAAAGAAAACAAATAAAAAAAAATACATCTAAAAAAATAAAAAATACATCTAAAAAAATAAAAAATACATCTAAAAAATAAAATTAGTATAATATAATAAAATTATTATATTATTATATTATTTATTATTTATATAAATGTCATCTTGTGGTAAATTTTCTCCTAAATCTCAAGTAATTGAAGTGTTTGATATGTTAGATAAGAATTTTCAAGGCGCTATTATTCCAGAATATTTAATAATAATAGATGAAATTGATAAAACAAGTTGTTGTTATTGCAAACCAGTGTATGATATAATAAAAAAAAATAGTTCTAAATTAATATGTGGAAATTTAGATATAATCACATTTGAAGAATATAAAAATCCAGAAACAAATATAAAATATAAAATTAGTTCAGATATAATAAAATATACTTTATATCGTAAATTACCAGCAGATAATATGTATGTACCAGAAAAAGATTTCACTATTCATAATTTTACATCTATGTATAGTGAATTTATTGATATATTAGGTATATTAAATGTAAAATCAATTAAAGTAAATATAAAAACAGAAAATGAAAATAGCAATAATTTATCATTATATGGCAATTTAAAAAATGAAATAAAAAATTATTTAGAGTTAAATAAAAATACTAATTCAATTAATAAAAAATATAATACTGAAACAATGATAAAATATTTAAAACAAAGATCAAGTTCACTATATTATTATCATAAAAATGAAGAATGGCAAAAAATTATTCAACGTAGATTATACGGAAATTTGAATGAAACTTATCACAGTCTAATAGATGAAACTCATAGTATAGATGTAAATATGTTAATGAATCTTCAACCAATTGTTTCTTTTAAATTAGGTGCAAATATAGATAATAGTAATAAAATTATTTGCGAATACGAAATTGAATATTATCCATTAGAGAAAAATGAAAAACAAAAATCAAATAGTTGGTTTTGAAGTAGATAAATATGAATTTGAAGGTAATGGTCCATCTTCTATGAATTCTCCACTTAAACTATATCTCTCTGGATATTCAGGCATATATGGCAGTTTATTTGGTTTATATCGTTCATCAAATAATTTTAATTCTTCATTATATTCAGATTTCCAAGTATTTACACCAAAATTAGGATCACTTGGTTTTGAATATACATTATCTGTTATTATTTTTTCACGAGTACCATAACCACTTGTTAAAGTTGAATACTGTGGAGTAACTCCCCACGTTAATTTACCAGCGTCATCGTTACCAGGAACATTATTAATTGAATTTTTATTTAAAGGCGGAACATATGGTTGACAACCAGGACAATCAATGTCTGTAAAACATTGTTGTCCTGTTACAGCGCATCTAGAACTAGGATTGCAAAAATTTTTGCAACTATATGTTGTTGTTAAAGGTAAATCAACTGTATGTGACGTTTTGTTAGAAAAACATTCAATAATATAGTTATGTGTTAAATAATGTATCCAATAAAAAATTAAAAAAAACAAAAAAACACAAATAAATAATAAAATATATGTTTTTTTATTTGATAATTTCATATAATAAAATAATATTAAAAATAATATTTTATTATATTATAATTATTTTATTTTATATATTTTTTTATTACATTTCAAATGTAAAATATTTGTAAAACATAAACATAAAAAACATAAAGATAAAAATTTTATTTTATATAAATTAAAATAAAATAAAATGAACAAATTTAATATTGAAAATTATTTAAACTCATTACCAGAAGATACAAGAATAATTAATTTATTTCGTAAAAAAATTAATTATCTTCCTGATTTATCAAAGTTTAAAAAACTAGAAGTATTGATTTGTTCTTATAATCAATTGACATTTTTACCTAAATTGAACAAAAAATTAAAAACGTTGGATTGCTCTAATAATAAATTGACTTTTTTACCTAAACTGAATAAAAATTTATTAAATTTGGATTGTTCTCGTAATAAATTAACTTCTTTACCTAAACTTAATCAAAAACTTCAAAATTTAGAATGTTGTTTCAATAAATTAGTTTCTTTACCGTCATTGAATACAAATCTACAATATTTATTATGTTTTTATAATCAATTGGTTTCTTTACCTAAACTAAATAAAAAACTACAAAATTTACAATGTAGTAATAATAATTTGACTTTTTTACCTTCATTAAATAAAAATTTACTATATTTATCATGCTGTAATAATAATTTGAATTATTTACCTTATATAAATGATAATTTACGTCAAATAATTTATAAAAATAATCCTATTTATGAAGTAATAAATAGTAATTGCTTGCATATAATAAAAGAAAAAATTAAAATATTAAATAATTTTCGTATTTTATATTATTGTTTAAAATATAAACCTCATTTTAAACATTTGTTATGGGTAAAAATAAGAGAACCCAAAATAATTAAAAAATATCATCCAAGTTATTTAACAGAAAATATAGATGAAGAAACTAATATAAATACTTTTGTAGATAACTGGATTTGATATAAAAAAATAAAAATTTAAAATTATTAAAAGTTTTATTGTATTTTTTATTTGGATGTAAAAAACTAGTAAAAAATGATATAAAAATAATAATGCAAAATAAACAATTATTTTTATATCATTTTAATATAATATGTCCGATGATGATACTTCAGCAACAGATGATCAAAATGAAGAAAATCAAAGTTATACTACAAAAGCAATAAATTATGTTTCATCTCTTGTACAATTATTTATAGTAATAATTGTATATTTTGGATTAAGCGGATTGATATTATACGCTTGTAAATTAGGACAATCTAATATTTTACCTTCTGATGATAATTGTGCACCTTATACAGATATCAAACCAACAATTTCTGAAATTGATACAAATATTTTTATAGTAAATCAGCAATCCATGAAATTAAGATTTCCATTTACAAAATATAATGAATCAAATGGTATTTTAGATTTTTGCAAAAATGTAAGAAATAAATCAACATCTAATTTTTTAACTAATTTTTTTGTTTCTATTCTAGAATCATTATTACAAGTAAATTATTCATTTTTAAATTATGTTTTTAATTTATTAAATGGATTACCAGAAACAATTATAGTACTAATAGGTCCTATAATATTAATTGTATTAATGATTATTCTATCTTTAATAGATTATATTTATTTTTTTTACTTGTGGTTTGTAAATTTATTTAAATGGTTTTTTAAAAAAAATGAAAATACTACTAATCAAGGTAAACCAATTTGGAAAGACGTAACATTTTTGAATTTATTTGATTATTGTGTAGCTTGGTGGTTGATTTTTTTATTTGTTTTATTATTTTTTATTGGATTTCCATTGATTTCATTTATACCAACTTTATGTATACATTCTTCAATATTATCTTGTTTTCTGTATAAATCAACATTAAATGGTAAAAGTGCTTCAGGAATTTCTATTATTCAAAATGTATTAAAATATTATAAATTAACTATTACAACAATATTTAGTGTGTTTTTGGTAGCTAACGCATTTTCAAATTTAGGAACTAACGCTGGTATTTTTTCAATTGTTACATTAATTTTGATTTATTTTGGAATAATAGGTATTGATATGTATAAAACAAGTACTGAAAATAATTTAAGTCCATTAGTTAGTTTTGACCAAGCAAAAAAAACATGTAGTCGTAATGTAATAAACAAACAAAGTGGCGGTGATATATTAAAAGAATTAAAAAAAATAAGTAAAAAATTATCTGGTTAAAATTTTAATATAATATTTTTACAATACAAATTGTAATATTATATAAAATAATTATTATATTTTATATAATTTTATATCTTTTCAAAATAATTTATTCAAAATTTATTCAAGTAAAGTCATTTTTGACAATTCTTTCAAATATCTTTTTGAGCAACTTTCAACTAACAACCCATTTGCATAAATTCCATAATTTGAATAATAATTTTCATTTTCTAAAGCAATATGATATATAGTAAATTCTCCTTCTTTATCAAATGGTTCAGATTTTTCATCTGCACATGCTGGTAATCTATATTTATTATCTGTTACATAAGTATCACCATTTACATCAATTACTTTTTGTTTTTGTTCTTCATTTTTAAATCCATCTACTAAAATAGAATGACAACCAGTTAAAATAAGATCTTCAAATAATTCTGAATAATTTGATTTTGATAATTTATATAAACGTGTTTTAATTCTCTCTTTTGTATTAGGGTTAAATAGAGAGGTTTTTCCAATTATATCTACTGGAACATATCCATTTCTTAATGTTTTAACTAGAGTTCCTTTACGAATATTTTGAATAAGAACATATTCTTCTTCATTTGTATTTGAATTTAGTGTAAGAATTTTACTATCTTTATTAAAACATGGAGCAAATGGATTATTTGGTATTTGTTCAAAAGCAACCTCATATTTGTCACCACTATCATAATACGACCAAAAAGGTTCATTTGGATTAACATCATAATATTGATAATAAATTCCAGCAATATATGGTCCAAGACCACCGTATAAATTTAATGCAGTTATCTTGTTTAGTGTTGACCCTGTATTTAATGCAATATCATCTGCAATTTGAAGCATTCCGCTTGCATTTACTGTTATGCCACCACCAACTATATTACGGAATCCACCTGTTGCAGTTATATTATTATTTAAAATAGTTACATTAGGGTATTCAGCATATACAAATGCATATGTTGCACCATTTATGTTTGAATCTTTGGTATATACAATATTATAACTAGGAACATTATAATTATAAATAGCAGTAATTATAGATGAATCGTTGTCTAAACTAAAATAACCATTAAAAATACCAGTATTAGGTGATACTGGTGTTAAATTCATATTATACCATAATGTAAGACCTTGTTGACTTAATGTATTATTAATTATTAATTGTTGATCAGATGACATTGAATTTAATTGTTGACTAGTAAAACCAGACACTTGATTATAGTTCATAATATAAAGTTCTTGTAAAGTAAATTCAATTGATAATTCAGTAGTTAATTGACTTATTCTTGAACCAGTTAATGATGCAATTTGTACTGTACTTAAAGTCTTAATATAAATATCATTAATTGTAACACTTGGTGGATATAATGATTCAACATTTGGGTCTGTATTTTCTACAATTGAAAATGTAGCGCTTAAACTATTACCTCTGTCATTATATAATAAAGCACCTGTATTATCAAGACCAGCAGTACCCCAAATATTTATATCACTACTAGTTGTTATACCAGAAAGACCTGTTATATTTATACCAAATCCATCAAAACCTTGCCATAAAGGATTTGCAAGATTATTGTAATAATAATCTGCGCTAAATAATGTAGATGTACTTAGAACAGAAACAGGAATATTAGGAGTTAAATCATAAAAACTTGTTAAAAATCCAGTAACATTATCTACTGAAAATAAAGTTGGATAAATAATACTGTTTTCATCTGTTATTGTTAAATTGTAATAAGTATTAGTACTGCCCATTATAATATATATATATACTTATAAATATAAATATAAAATTTGCTAAATTAAAAATTTCTTAAATTAATATAAAAATTATATAAACACTAAAAAGTATAAATATCAAAAATGAGTAAAAAAGATAAAAAAAAACAAAATAAATTTCCATTTGTTAGTGTATGTACACCTACTTTTAATCGCAGACCTTTTATACCTTATATGATTAAATGTTTTGAAAATCAAACATATCCAAAAGATCATATAGAATGGATTATAGTAGATGATGGTACAGATAAAATAGAAGATATGGTAATAAATATCCCTCAAGTAAAATATTTTAAATTTGATGAAAAAATGACATTAGGTAAAAAACGTAATTTATTAAATGAAAAATCTAAAGGAGATATTATTGTTTATATGGATGATGACGATTATTATCCTGCAGAAAGAATTAGTCATGCAGTAGAAGTATTAAAAAAAAATCCAAAAGTATTATGTGTTGGATCAAGTATAATGTATATTTATTTTAAACATATTCATAAAATGTATGAATTTGGACCTTATGGTCCTAACCATGCAACAGCGGCAACATTTGCATTTAGAAGAGAATTATTAAAACAAACCAAATTTGATGAATTGTCTTGTGTTGCAGAAGAGAAACAATTCTTAAAAGACTATACTATACCATTTGCACAATTAGATTCTGATAAAAGTATTTTAGTATTTTCGCATATTCATAATTCATTTGATAAAAAAGAATTATTAAAGCAAATGCCAAATCCATATATTCATGATACAAAACTAATGGCTTCTGATATTGTAAAAGAACCTGATATATTAGATTTTTTTATGAATCAAATAGATAATTTATTAGAAAATTATGAACCAGGTAAACCAGAAAATAAACCAGATGTAGTAAAACAAATTAATGAAATAAAAGAAAAAAGAGAGAAAATGATAAAAGAACATAATGAAAAACAAATTCAAAATCAAACCTATAATAATTTTATGTCAAAATATAAAAATGATACTACTAAAACATCACAAGAGTATCAAAATATAATAGATAATTTAACTTTTACGAGACAGCAATTAATAGTTGAAAATGCACAATTAAAAGATAAGGTTATTTATTTAGAAGATAAAATAAAAAAAATAATAAATAATAAAATACAAGAAATAAAACAACCAAAAGAATCATAAAATAATTGCAAAAATAATAAAAAAATTAAATCAAATGTACTTAAAGATAAATACTATATAATTATAACAGTATACAAAATGGAATATATTGAAGATTATTACAGAGATAATGATTTATATGATGATTATAATTCATGCGATGATCGGTCAATTAAAAATCAAGAAAAAATGTTAATACAAATGAAAAATGATGACAGAGGTTATTGTAAATTTTCAAGATTGATTCGTGTTAATAAAAAAAAAATTTATAAAAAAATAAATTATGAAGTTTACAGTTCTGGTGATCCAGGTTCTAATATAAGAGACGCTGAAACTGGAGAATACTATCCATATAAAGTTGGTTCATATGATGAAGATTTGTTTTATTCTGTTATTTTAGCAACAGGTGAATGTAATAGTAAAAATGGATCTAGCATTTTATTTTATAAATCTCCACAACATTATATGAAACATCAAAAAGTTGAATTAAGTTTAGATAAAATTCGTTTGTGGGAAATGAAAAACTATAAACAACAAGAAAAAAATAATAATAATAAAAAGAAAAGTTTTACAAAAAATATAATTGTTAACTAAATATAAAAATAATAAAATTTAGTAATTATATTAATATAATAAATTTATTAATATAATAAATTTATGTAATAAATATAATAATATTTTGTATATAATAATGTTTTTATTAATAATATTATTATATGTGCAAATGTGTAAAAAAAATTATACAGGCGATAATTTAAATATTTTATATAGTAAATCTAATTTAAATACTTATTCAGGAAATGATGAAAGATATAACAATACAGAAATTAACAGAATTTCAAAGACAGAATTAGATAAATTATTAATTATAAATAAAAACAAAATTCTTTTGAACATTTTAGAAAATGATAAAATAAATTTAATTTATAAATTAAGTGTAATTGATGATTTATATGAAAATAATACTATAAAACCATTTTCTATAAATTTACAACATGATTTTTAATTTAACATTATTCTAAAATTTCAACTTCTTCTTCTTCTTCTTCTATTTCTTTATCAGTAGTTCCTACAGCATTTTCTTTAATATATTTTTCAATATATCTATAAATTCGATTAATATCTAATTTATTGATTTCATAATTTTCTAATAAATGAATAATTTGATTTTCATCATAATTATTTTTTAAATGAATAAATAAACCAAACAAATCTTTTTTATCAAATCCCAGTTTTAAACATAATTTTTGTATAAATAAAGAATTATTATATTCTGTAGAATATTTTGTTAATACTTTTGTAAAACGAATTTCATTTAATTTTTTATTATTATTTTGTTTTTTTATTAATTCATGATATAATTTATTATTTTTTAGTATTTTAATTAAAAAACTCATTTCATTAAATTGCCATATTTGTTTTTGAAAAGTAATGCGATCAATATAATCTGCTAAACATATATTATCTAATTGTTCAATATAAAAAGGAATAGAAATATTTGTTTCGTATTTATCAATTATATCAATAATATTTTCATGCCATAATAATCCAACACTAGTCCTATCAGTTTCATTTATTATGTTAGTGTGTTCATTTATAGTAAAATAATTTTGAATTAATTTGTTTGTTATTTTTTTTGTATTATCATTATATGACTTAATTTGAAATATATTTTCAAATGTATCATCTTGCAATATTTCAAGGTCATTTTTATAAAAAGTATAAATGTTATTTAATTTTCTTAAATCACCTTGAACAAATGAAATCATTTTATTTTTTGTATTATTATTCATATTTGGTAATAAGTTTTGAACTAAAACAGAAATTTGTTTATTTGTTGGTGTTTTTAACTCAATTGTGTTACAAACTTTAATTAATTCTTTTATTTTTTTATCAATGTGATAATTTCCAATACATATAATCGGATTTATAGTAACTTCTTCTAATTTTTGTTTTTTTGTTTTTTTTGGTCTTATTAATTTAATTAATGTATTTATTCCACCTTTATCACCATTATTCATACCATCTATTTCATCCATAATAATTGCAATTTTTTGTACTTTTTTATGAAATAAACTCATAATATTTTTATCTGACATATTATGTTTAGCAATATCTTCTATAATTGAAGTATTGCGAATATCTCCAGCATCGTATTTTATTATATCATAATTTAATTCTTTTAATATATTAGTAATAAAAGTAGTTTTACCTGACCCTGGATCGCCATAAATATATATACCTTTTTTAAACAATATATTATTTTTATTTGATTCAAAATTATTCAATATATTTTTAATAATATTTTCATTTTCTTGTCTATTTAATATTTGATTTATATTTAATAATTCCATATTTTATATTGTTATATATTTAACAATATTCTTTTTATATGCATTTTTACTCAAACCAAATTTTTACAATTATTTTCTTCATTTTCAATACAAATAATAAACAAATATAAACAAAATAGTATAAATTTATTTGATTTTATTTAATTTTATTTTATTTTATATACCGATTTATAAAAGTTTAGAAAGATTATTTGTTTTCATTTAATTATTAAATAATTTTATTAAATAATTTTATTTAATAATTTTACTATTTTACAAATTAGTTTAATTATTAACTTGTAGTTTGACAAGGATTATTAACACCATAATTTATGCCATCCCAAGCAACACCACATTCATTTGCCCAAGTGTATTTAGCGCAAGCGCCATTTGATCCTGTAAAAGCAGGTTTATTAAAATTCATTACTAAATGTTTATCTCCTGATAAAGGTGGACAAGTTCCTAAATCTTTCATGTTTATACAAACACCTTTATTACCAGAACCATCAGATACCCAATAATCAGGGCAATTTGGCACCATTGGAGGCCAACTATTACTTTGATTATTTTTTAAAGCTATTCCTACAAAAATTAATATAATTATTAATAATATAATTGCTGAAAAAAGAACAATTTTTTGAAATCCGTTCATATATAAAATAAATATATATATTTTTTTTCTATTTCAGTAATATAAATGAAAAAAATGAATAATGGACGTGTTGATATAAAAACACCTGATACATCTACTTTATTTCAATTATATGATAAAATACCAGCAAATCAATGTGTAACTTTTAGAAACCCAACTGAAGGTTTATGGACATCTACAATATTATCAAATGCATTTTTTTCTAAAGAAAACATTGAAATTCTTCAAAATGGTATAAGAGCAGGAATTTATAAAAAATCAAATGGTCAATATGTAATAGGACCACAAGATTGTGATTCTCTCAAAATTGTTATGCGAAGTATTTTTTTACAACATTCAGCAAATCAAGTAAATAATATTACAGAACAAATAAATGAATTAAATAAAATTGTATTGAATTATTGTATTCAACAAGTTTATAGTGAAGCTCAAGGGTATATGAAATATGTAAATGATGTAAGTACATTAGTTGTTCCTATAGCGCATCCTGTTATGACAAATAATACGGATCGTCAATTAGAATTAAAATCTTGGTTCTAAATATAAAAATATAAAAATATAAAAAAATAAAAATAATAAAAATAATAAAAATGCAATAAGATATATTTGTTAAATATTAATATTAATTCATTTTATAAAAAAAATAAAATGAATTCATCAGAAGATTTAAAAGATAAAATTGTATTGATTTGCGCTACAGGTCGTTCTGGTTCTACTACTTTATTAAGAATTTTAAATACAATACCAAATAGTAATTTATGTGGAGAGAATTTTGGTGCAATACATAGTTTATTAAATTTTTATTTAAAACTTCATATTGCTTGTAAAACAATACCAGGCAATTATAATCCTATTTCTTATGAAAAACTTATTGAAAAAAATATAAAACCATCATGGTATAACAGTTTTGATATAAAACAAATTGAAAATAGTATTCGCGAAACAATTATTTCCATGTTTAAAAAAGAAGAAACAACCAAATTATGGGGTTTTAAAGAAATACGTTATGATAATAATAAAATTAAATTTTTAAAATATTTCAAAAGTTTATTTCCTCAAACAAAAATAATTATTCAAATTCGGGAGAATATAATGAAACAAATCAATAGTGGTTGGTTCAAAAATGATAAAATAAAAAGTTATAAATTTATTACTAATATGAATAAAGAATTACTTGATTTTTATAATGAGAATAAATCATGGTGTTATTTTACTACATTTGAAAGAATGTTTGATAAAAAAAATTTACAAAATATATTTAAATTTATAGATTGTGAAAATGATTACAATGAAAAACAAATAACTGATATTTTAAATAATAATATAAAAGATTAAGTTATTTTACTCTTCAATAACAATTTTACTTTTTTTCAAAACTTTTTTAGTTTTTACTTTTGTTTCTCCATTTTGAAGTTTTTCTCTTCCTTGTTTGTATTCTATGTATAATTTTAATAATTCATCTAATTCATTACACCACATTTGATGAATTGTTGTGGTTATAATAATTTCTAATTCACTTGTTTTTGTGTCATGCTCTTTGAACAATTTTTCTACGTTTTCTTCTGTTACAGAATCCATAGGCATTTTTATTAAATATTTATAATCATCTTCTTCCATTTTATCATATTTTTTATCTTCTAACATTTTTACTATTTCTTCTTTTTTCTTTTTTCTTAAATCAATTGTTCCTGTCAAATTTTCTTGAATATATCTTGTTTTATTAGTTAAAATTTTTAACTCATATTCTAATTGTTGAATCAAATATTCTTTTCTTGTATCATACATTTTCAATCTAGTTTCAAAATAATCATCTATAATTTGTGAAACATTTTCATATTTTTTTAATTGCTCTTCTGCATTAAATAAATGCATATTTGTTGTTGTATTTGTTGTTGTTAGTTTTAATAATTTTTCAACACCATTGCAACCATTCTCTCCTTTTACATTTTCATATTCTTCTAATTTTCCTTTTGAAAATGTAATAGTAAAATCAATTGTAGTATCTTTACTCATATCATCATAATCTTTAACAATAGGTACAATTTTTTTTCCATCTTTATCATTTCCTGGTTCAATTAAATTTTCTAAATGTTCTTTAAAATCATCCGTCCAATAACCAACAGGTAATTCGGTTACACGAATTTTATCTTGTGATATTTTTTCATATACTCCTTTAATTAAGAATTTAGTATCTCCTATTTTTTCAATAGTTCCTTTAAATCCTTCATAATAAGGAATAAATTCTGTATTTATATTGCTTTCTCCAATTAATTTATTTTTTAAATATTGAATAATTTCTAAAGGATTATAACACATTATGTCTGTACTAAATCCTGTTCCGATTCCTTTACTTCCATTTACTAGAATCATCGGAATAATAGGAACATAATAAATTGGTTCTACAGGAAATCCATCATCATCTAAATATTTCAATATATGATTATCTGATGGATGAAAGATTGTCTGTGTGATTTTATTCAAAACAGTATAAATATATCTTTCTGAAGCGCTATCTTGACCTCCTTTTAAACGACTTCCAAACTGTCCATGTGGTTCTAAAATATTAATATTGTTTGAACCAACAAATGTTTGCGCTAAACCAACGATTGCACCATTTAAACTTGCTTCACCATGATGATAACCTGAATGTTCTGAAACATAACCACTAAATTGCGCTACTTTAATTTCTTCTTTTGTCAAATTCTTTTTAAATGCAGAATACAAAATTTTTCGTTGACTTGTTTTTAATCCATCCATCAAATTAGGAATACTTCTATCACAATCATATTTCGAAAAATGTTTGAATTCCTTTTTAATAAATTCTTCATAACTAACAATGGTTTGACTTGTGTCTAAATAATCATTGCGATCATAACTTTCTAACCATGTTTTGCGGTCATCTGCTCTTTTTTTATTAAAAACCATATCAATTGCATCTAAACTGTTTTGACCACTATGTTCAAATCCAACAATTTTTTTATTTTCAAAATATTCACGAAATTCTTTTCCTGTACTTGTTCCTAAACCTTTATAATATTTTATTTTCCAACCTTTACTATCATTTTCTTTTTTCCATTCTTCATACTCTCCATCATTATAAAAGATGATTTCTTGTTGTCCTTTTCTAGCTTTTAAAATAGGAGTATTCATAAATCCTATAAATCCTGGAATCCTTGTCAAACTTGACCATTCAGAATCAAACAAATTAATACATAATCCTTTTATATGACTTCCATCTAAATCTTGATCTGTCATAAAAATAACACGACCATAACGCAGACATTTTTTAACATCTTCAATTGATGAATAATTCTTTCCTGTTTCTAAACCAAGTATTTTTTTAATTTCAGAAATTTCTTTATTTTCTGAAATTTTTTTTATGTTTTCGCCACGAACATTCAAAAGTTTACCTTTTAATGGATACACTCCATAAACATCACGATCTTTGGATTCTAAACCTGAAATAATTCCTGCTTTTGCTGAATCTCCCTCACAGAAAATAATTGTACATTCAGATGATTTATCTGTTCCTGCCCAATTTGCATCTGTTAATTTTGGTATTCCACGAACACTTTTACTTTTTGTGCCGTCTGTTTTTTTCGCTGCTTTATTTTCTTTTACTTCTGTAATAGCGCACGCTGCATCCATAACACCTATCTTGGCTAGTTTTTCAATAAATTTATCACTAACTTCACATTTTGAACCAAATTTAGAAGAAGGTGTGTTCATATAATCTTTTGTTTGACTGTCAAACGCTGGATTTTCTATATCGCATCTTAAAAATAGAATTAGTTGTTCTTTAATACTTGATGCATTTACTTTTGTTTTCTTTTTCTTTTCAATATAATCAACTAATTTTTTTACAATTTGATTTAAAATATATTCTACATGCTTTCCTCCTTTAGGTGTATGAATACCATTTACAAAAGAAACTTGTGTAAATTCATTTGTTGGAGATAATGCAACTGAATATTCCCATCTCTCACCATTTTCTTCATATACACGCGGCACAACTGTTTTTTCACCTATGTACATATCAATATATTGTTGAAAATTTTTAATCGGAATTAATTCATTATTATATTTTACTTTTATATTTTTATCTGTAATTGCAGCGATATCAAATACACGTTTTTTTAATAATGCCAAAACATCTGATGATAAAATATCACTAATACCAAATCTTTGATAATCTGGTTTAAAAGTTATTTTTGTATATGGTTTATTTTTATATTTTGTAATAGTTGGTTTGCAAATTTCATCCAAGTTATTTTTATATTCTTGAACATATTTTAGTCCTCTTATATGATCAACTGTTTCAATGCGACCATAAGTTGACCAGATAAGAACCAATTTAAAACCAAAACCATTTTTACCACCAACTATTTTTTTTTCATCTTTATTATAGTTTGTAGATGTTCTTAAATGACCAAATACTAATTCAGGAATCCAAATGCCATCTTTTTGAGCAACATCAATACCATTACCATCATTTAACATAGTAATAGTACCATCTGTTGCATCAATTGATACATCTATGTGTGTTACTGGTAACGCATTTTCTGCATTTGCATCCACTTTTGTTTTCATTCTAACTGCATGATCACGACAATTTACAATTCCTTCATCAAATAACTTGAAGAAACCAGGAATATAAGAAATTTCCTTTTCAATTATTTTTGAATTATTTGCATCATTCATAATCCATACATTTGAATCAATTTGTTCAATTGAACCAATATATGTATCTGGATTATCTAATATATGCTGTTTATCTGTTTTTTGTTGTACATCAAAGAATAATGTATTATTTTGATTAGAATTGCTTGCACTCATTTCTGTATAGTTATGTATTTTTATTTTTATTAACTTTCTTTTTCAATTTTATTTTTTATGGTATAAAAATAAAAATAAAAATAAAAATAAAAATAAAAATAAAATTAATAAAAATAATATATAAAATATATGTCAAAAAGGCAACAATTTATTCCTGGCAAAAATTCAAATGATTTTAAAACAATACATTATAAAGCAATATACAATTCATTATATCCAAAAAAAGAACAATTAAATTGTTCTTGTATAAGTTATTATTATAATAAAAATATTGTTGGTTCAGATTCATCATCTATAAGAATTTCAAAAAATGAAAGACTTTCTGAAATTGTAAATTTTTATAAAGGTGGAAAAACACAATATGGAAATTTTTATTTACAACAACCATTAAATATAAACTATTTAGGCAGAATGGAAGGCATGCCTGGAGGAAGCGGACAACCGCCTAAAAATAAGTTTTAAAAATTATTTTGCATTATGTAACATTAATAATAATTTTAATCAAGTTATTTTAAATTTTTTCTTAACATATATTATAAATGACGTATGAAAGAATAATTGGAACACGCGCACAAGTATGGCATGGAACAGTTAAAAAAACTAAAGGAGGGTTAACAAAAGCAGATTTAATGATGAACAAACATGGACGCATTGTTTCAAAAAAAAAACATAATACTGCTAAAAGAGAGAATCGTTTAGTGAAAGCAGGTTACTTAACAAAGAAAGGACACTTTGGATTTATTAAAGCAGATAAAAAAAGTCGTAAAATGAGAGGAGGTGTTGGTAATAAAGGTTCCGTTGGAACAGATAGTTACGCTAGTGTTGGTGGTAATGGTGTAAGTAAAAGTGTAGATCATTTTGCTACGATTGGTGGAAAAAGACACAGACATAAACATAGTAAAAATTGTAAACATCGTAGATCTAAAAGAGGAGGTATGTATGCATTAAGTCCATCGTCATACAAAGGAGATGGGGTTGGTACTTCTGGCGCTGCATTACAGTTACAGGCAACTACTATGTAATTTCTTGTATTTGGATTATGTTTAATATTTATATTTTAATTTAAAATATAAATATTTAATTATTTACAAAAGGAGGATAATTTATATAAATTTCATCATAATGTTCAACATTTTTCATATCTAAATTACTTGGTATTAAATTTTTATTTAATTCAGGAATATCAGTAAAATATTTTTTATTTAAGTATGTACATTCAAATACATTTGGAATAATAACATTATTATAATTTCTTACACCACAACAATTATTTCCATGAAAGTGTATTAAATAATGATTTTTATTTATTTTATTAAATGCCTCAATTTCATTTTCAGAAAATGGATAATGAAATTCCATTACTATTTGTTCAAATTTATTCATTTGTTCATCACTTAAACTTTTTATCCAAGGTATTTCACCACCTTCTATATCCATTTTTACAAAAATACAATCATTTAAATTTATAATATCATGTATATTTGTAACATGTTCATTATTTTCAAAACCAATATTTTTTTTTATAAAAGTAATATTTTTATTTTCTTTTGGTAAATTATCAATTGTTCCATCAAAAGCAAAAGTTTTTACATTTGGGTATTTATTTATAAATTCTTCTTCAAAAGATATATCTTTTTCTATACCACCAGCAAGTAATATTGTATAATTAATATTTGGTATTTCAGCAATAATATACCCCCCATCATATTCTTTTCCTAATCTTAATTTATCAAATGGACATTTATATACTGATAAAACAAAAGGATTCATTATATTAACTTAATAATTAATATTTATAAAAAATACGAATTAACTTTAAATTAAAGTTAATAATATTATTTTATATTTTCAATTATTCAATTGGAACATCATATAATTTGCTAGACAATTTTATTATACTAATGATAAAAGATGAAAGATTAGAAATTAAAAATTATGTTGACTATAAATAATATTTATTTATTTTTAGATTATTTAGTTAAAAATAAAAATTTATACCCTTGAAGATTTAAAATGAGACAACCCCCCTTAAGGGAATAAATATTTATTCTTTTTTATTATAAGTATAACTGTTGTAATCAAAATAAAGATAATACAGATATTCAAAATGGACTATTATCGTTCTTTAACTGCACATTATTTACCACTAAAAAATAAAATTATATAATTATAACGGAAAAGAAGTTTTTGTTATAGAAATAAAATAAATTTATCATTATAATGAATTTCAATTTTTATATTAAATTAATATTTACGTTAAATTTATATAATATATATAAATGTATATAATATATAAATGAATAATAATGATTTAGAATTATTAAAAGTCTATAAATTTGATAATAAAGTTAGATATGGAGAAAAATGTGATGGTGGTTATGTTTTAGGAGAACTTAATGAAACTTATGATTGTTATATATCAGCAGGAATATCTAATGAAGAAAGTTTTTCTAGAGACTTTATTAATAAATATAATATGAATAAATATAATTCTTATGGATTTGATGGAACCATAAATGATTATCCATATCATTATACAGATAAAATTACATTTAACAAAAAAAATATAAATAGTTTTAATGATGAAAATAATACAAATTTAAATGATTTATTAAATAAATATGAAAATATATTTTTAAAAATGGATATTGAAGGCGGAGAATATCCATGGTTGTTAAATATAAATGAAACACAATTAAATAAATTTAAACAAGTTGTTATAGAATTACACGGAATTACCAATAATGGATGGGGATGCAATTATGATGATAAAATAAAATGTTTGCAAAAATTATCAAATACACATTATATAATTCATGCACATGGAAATAATTATAGTCATGTAGTTAATAATATTCCTGATGTAATTGAATTAACATATGTGAATAAAAAATATTTTGACAAGGTTCCAGAATTAAACACCCAATGTTTTCCTATATATAATTTAGATTTTCCTAATAATAGTAGTGTAAATGATTATGTTTTAAATTTTTATCCATTTGTAAATTTATAAAATAAATTTATTATATTATTTTTATATATACAAAATAATATATATATACGTCAATTCATACGGTTGGAAGTTATTCAACTAATGGTCGTAGTTGAATAATACAACATCATTTAGGTGAAGTTTTATCTTATACTTTTGGTAAATAAAAATTAAATAGATGTGATATTCGCAATTTTAATATTAAAGACGGTGAAACAGATTGTACGTGTGATATTCATATTCATATTCATATTCATATTCATAAACATATTACAGATAAACACACATATCAACAAATTATAAACAATTAAATATTATAAATTTTTTAATTAACTTGTAAGTTATGACTACTATGAAAATATTTAATATTTTTATCAATTTTAATTCTTTCAGAACCAAAAATATAATAAATAACTTCTCCCCATAAAGGTAAATCTCCCCAACGTTTTTTATATATCATTTTTGTTAAATCAACTTCATTCATATATTTATTATATATATTATTATTACGAATATTAAGAAGTTTTAATCCAAAAACATTTGTATATGGTCCATAAGGAAGTTTCTTATCTAAATTTTTAAAAATAAAATTATCATTATTATTTATAAAATTTAATGAAAATTCATTTAATCCTTCAGTAACAAATTTTTCATCTTCTACTATTTTACCAGTAATAAATAAATAATTATTTAATTCTAATAAAATATTATCAATATTAAAATTAATATAACAATCTTCATCAATTCTTAATAAAAAATCATATTCTTTTACAAAATTCCAAAAATCTACAAACCAAAATGAACACATATGTCTGTAATTTATATCAAAATTATATGCGTTTTCAAAAGGTATATTTTCTTTTTCTTTTTTAAATGCATATTTTGATATGTTTATAAATTTTATTTTTAATTCAGGCGTTTCATTTGAAATATATATTTGATGATTATATTCAATATTACCTTCATGAAAAATTACAATATCAATTGACTTATTATTTAAATTATTTTGAATATGCTTATTTCTTTTTATTAACATATCATACATTGCAATGTTATTATATCCTCGTGTTAATAAAGCAATGCAATATTTTTTTTTATTTATTTTCAAATCAATTTGTTTAGTTACATTAGAACCATTTGCAACATATTCATTTGTAATTTCACAATCAGTATTATTATTTTTAATTTTTTCAATAATTTCATTTGAGTAAACATCATAATTATCTATTGTAATTTTTAATTTGTCTAATGTTGTTTTATTTATACAATTATCAATATAAGTATTCAAATATTCACTGCAAGGATATTGTTGAGAGATATGAATAAAATCAAAAGAATTATCTAGTAAATTATAAATAATAGATGCTGTTTCTTCTTGATTACTAGAAGATAAAAAAGTTATTTTTTTTTGAAAATACACTTCCAATACATTTATATATTTTTTGTTATCTTCTGCGTCTATACATGTAATAGAAATATTATTATTTGCTAATGAAGCAATAAATGAAATATGTGCAATATTATCTCCAATTAAAAGAATATTATTACATGATTTTGCAGTATTAAATAACATTTTTTGTTTTTCATAATTATTTAATGCATATTCATTTGAATTTAAACATAAATAACTTTCACTATTATTATTTAATTTTAAAAAAAGTGAATAATTATCAATCAATTTTTGTAAAAATTCACAATTTGAATTATTCATATAATGATTTATTAAATCACAAGAAATATCATTTAAATTATGCATATTATCATGACTATTTAACTGATCATGTGATAATAATGGTAAATGACTTATATTATAATTATATTCATATATAAAAGAATTAAAAATACGTTCATGATACCACGATATTTTTTTAGGATCTATTCTTTTTATATCTAAACAATCAGGATAATACCAATCTACAAATTTAATTAAAATATCGCGTTTTAAACAATGGTTTGTTGTTGGAAACCAACCAATTGAATCTAAATTTTTATAAGATATATATTTTTTTTTAAAAAAAAAATCTAATACATTTTCTTTTACATCAACAAAAAATGCATAGTGAACAAACATAAATGAAATAAGGTCAAATGTATTTAATTTACAATTTTTTATCAATTCAGATTCAAAATTATCTTCTAATTGTACATCATATTCTAAAATACAAATATAATTATATTCCATATATAAATTATTTTTAACAATAGCGTACCATGCAGTAAAAGTTAATAAATCTTTTTCTTTTTCTATATTATTTGGCAAATTTCTAGCAATTATAATACGTGGATGATTAGATAATTCATATGATATTGGGTTATACCCTACAAATAATATGTGAAAATTATTTTTTTTTTCATCAGATAATATAGAATTTATTATATCTGTATTATGACATACTAAAAGAACAATTACATCATTTTGATTCATTTTTAATAAAAAATAAAATAAAAATAATAAAATAACTAAATAATAAAATAATAAAAATAATAAAATAATAAAATACATAAGTATTTAAAGATTTTAAATTAAAAATACTTATATAAATGTCTTCATTTTCTAATAATAATCAATCAACGCTTACTAATGGAAATGTATTAACTATAAAAACTGTACAAATTGCACCATTTCGCACTTTAATGACTGCATTAAAAGATATACTTTTAGAAACAAATATTACATTTGAACCAGATGGTATTAGAATTATTAATATGGATAAATCACATACCATTTTAGCGCACTTATATTTAGCAGCTCAAAATTTTGAATTTTATGAATGTAAAAAAGAAAAAATTATTATTGGAGTAAATATGTTTCATTTATTTAAATTAATAAATTCAATTGATAATGATGATACATTAACAATATATATAGAAAATTCAGACTATTTAGATGGAATTGTATCTCATTTGGCTTTAAAATTTGAAAATGGAGAAATAAAACAATGTAAAACACAAAAATTGCGATTAATTGAACCAGAACCAGAAGAATTACAATATCCAGATGTAAAATTTTCTTCTATTATTAATTTACCATCTGCTGATTTTCAAAAAATTATTCGTGATTTATCATGTATTTCAGATAAACTAGAAATTAAATCTGTAGGAAGTGAACTAATTTTTAAATGTTCTGGTCAATTTGCATCTGCAGAAATTCATCGTGCAGAATCTGATGGTAGTATGGGTTTTATATTAAAACAAGATTCATCAAAAGTTATTCAAGGAGAATTTCCATTAAAAAATTTAGGATATTTTATAAAATGTACAAACTTATGCCAACAAATTGAATTATATTTAGAAAATGATTTACCTCTTGTAGTAAAATATAATGTAGCTAGTCTCGGAGATATTAAATTATGTGTAGCGCAATTGCCTTCTACATAAATTTGATTATTTATAAAAATATTATATAAATTTATATAAATGTCCAATTTCACATCAAATTATTATTCTGATTATACACAATATTTGGGGTCTCAAAGATACAATTTAAATTTACAAGGTCCGCCTGGACCACCTGGACCACCTGGAAAAGCAGCAATTGGTATAAAAGGTTCTACTGGTCCAATTGGACCTACTGGCGCTAATGGACCAATTGGCCCACAAGGTCCTAGTACAATAGGTGCTAATATAATTCCTTTAACTTTATACACAAATAATAATAATTTTATAATATTACCAAAACAAGAATATTTTATTCAATATTATTCATTAAATTTAGATGATACTTCATTAGATGCAATTGTTATACCAGATGCAAATTTACATAGTCTTTATCAAGTAAACATTTTAATAACAACAAATTCTACTTGTACAATTAATTGTAATAATATTCATTTAAATGGAATTAGATATATAGAATCAAAAAATTCTATAAATTTAGATGTTAATAAAAATGATTCACATAAATCAGTTATAATTAAAATATTAAATTTAGGTACAAATGATTTACCTATATATTATTTAGAGTCTTTTTCATATTATTAATTAATAATATATACATTTAAAATATATTTCGTGTATATATATTTTAAATATATTTCGTAAAATATAAATATAAATAATAAATAATTAATAATATATTAAATGAAAAATCTTAACAAAACAATTTGTTTAAATATGATTGTTAAAAATGAAGCGCACGTTATTGTAAAAACATTATACAATATATTAAAAAATATTCCTTTAAATTATTGGGTTATTTCAGATACAGGTTCTACAGATAATACAAAAGAAGTTATTTGTAATTTTTTTAAAGAAAAAAATATTCCAGGTGAATTAGTAGAGCATGAGTGGAGAGATTTTGGGTATAACAGAACAAAAGCATTAGAATGTGCATATAATAAAAGTGATTATGTTTTTATTTTTGATGCAGATGATTCTATTGTAGGTAAAATAAATTTAACAAATGATCATTTAAATTTTGATAAAATAGATTTTACTTTTGGAGAAGCATTTAAGTATATAAGACCATTATTAGTAAATAATAGAAAAAAATGGTCTTTTGTAGGAGTATTACATGAATATTTAACATGTTCAAATATTGAAAGTAGTGTACTATTAGAAGGAGATTATCATATAGATTCAGGTAGAACTGGTGATAGAAGTAAAAATCCAGATAAATATTTTAATGATGCAATAATTCTGAAAAATGCATTTAAAAGTGAAATTAGTAAAGATTATGGTTTAGCGTGTAGATACGCATTTTATTGTGCAAATAGTTTTAAGGATGCTGGACCAAAATATGTAGATGAGGCTCTAGAATGGTATAAAAAATGTTTAGAATTAGATAATTGGAATCAAGAAAAATTTATGTCTGCATTGACTATTGGTAATATATATAATGAAAAAAAAGATAATGATAATGCAATAAAATATTGGTTAAAATCAAATGAATATGATAATGAAAGAATTGAAGGTATTATTTTAGCTTGTATGAAATTCAAAGAAAATGGATTAAATTTATTAGTAAATTTATTATACAATAAATATAAAAATTATAATAAAAATTTATTGAATAAATTATTTTTATATGACTATTTATACAAAGATCATTTAGAATTTGAAAATTTGAGTTGCGCTTATCTAGTAAATGATTTTCAATCTGGATATGAATGTTGTAAAAAAATATTGATAAATCAAGTACTAAATTATCATTTAATAAAAATCACATTAACAAGTTTACATTTTTATTTAAAAATATTGCAAAATGATGATGATACTTTTTTGTTATTTAATAAAGTAAATGAATTTATTATTAAAATGATACAAACAGAAAATAATATATTGGATACTAAATACATTGATATTTGGAATATTTTATTTAACCAAAATAAAGATGAAATGATTAAATATAAAAATTTTCATCATAAAAATGTAGAAAACCCTAAAATTTTATTAAGTTTTACAACTTGTAAAAGATATGATTTATTTAAACAAACAATTAATTCTATAATAAATAATTGGTTAGATGTTAAAAAAATAGATTATTGGTTTTGTGTAGATGATAATTCTAGCGATGTTGATAGAAAAAATATGAAAAAAATGTATAAATGGATTGATTATTATATGAAAACTCCAAATGAAAAAGGTCATCAAAAAAGTATGAATATTATTTGGAATAAATTAAATGAATTAAAACCAACTTATTGGATTCATATAGAAGATGATTTTTTATTTTTTGATAAAATGAACTATGTCGAAGAATCAATAAAAGGATTTGAATTATTGAAAAATGAAAATGTAAAACAAATATTATTTAATATGAATTACGCTGAAATAATTGATCAATATAATGTTAAAGGGCATATTAGTAAAAAAAATGGGTTTGCACTTCATGATCATAAAAATGATACATTTAATTACTCAAATTGTCATTACTGGCCTCATTATAGTTTTAGACCATCAATGGTTTGTGTAAAATCAATATTAGAATTAGGTGATTTTACATTTGATGGAAATTTTTGCGAAATGCATTATGCAAATAAATGGAATAATAAAGGTTATAAATCTGCTTTTTTTGAAAAAATAACAAACATTCATATAGGTAGATTAACAAGTGAAAGAAATGATGATAATAAATTGAATGCATATAAATTAAACAATGAACAACAATTTGATAATAATAATAAAATAATAGAAAAAAAGAAAACAGAGTTTTTTTATAAAACAAAAATAGTAAATTTAGAGAGAAGACCAGATAGAAAAGAAAACACTATTACTATACTTAACAACGCTAATATTAAAGATTATGAAATTATAAAAGCAGTCGATGGTAAAGAGTTATCATTTACTCCAGAATTAGCTAATTTATTTAGAGGAAATGATTTTGGAAATAGATGTGGTATAATTGGTTGCGCTCTAAGTCATTATAAAATATGGATAGATTTATTAAATGATCCTATAAATGATTTTTATATAGTTTTTGAAGACGATTTTTTTCTAGCAAATGATTATGAAAATAAAATAAATAAATTAAAAGACATTATTGCTTCAAAAGAAGTTATATTTTTTGGTTATCATATGTTTAATTCTCATCGCGACCAATTTACTCATATTTATGATAAAGAATCAGATGATACTATTATTGAAAGTTTAAATAAAAATATATATTTAGGAGGAACATTTAATTATACAATAAATAAAAGTGGTGCAAAAAAATTATTAGATTATATAGAAAATAATGGAATTAAACATGGTATTGATTTTTTAATGAAAATATGCAGTAATTTAGAAACTTATGAAACACGTCCACATTTAGCATTTTCTAAATGGGTTGAATATATAGGAAATGATATAGATTCAGATATACAACATGATTTTAATAAAATTAACTTTGAAGAAATAGAAAATAATTTTTTAGAAAATAATTATGTATTTATTCAAAAATATGATCAAATAGATTATGATTTATATTATAAAATAAATAAAAATAAAATGACATATGCACATATTTGTGAAGGTGATAAATTTGCAGTAGGGTTTAATACATTGGGATTTTTTAAAAAAAATATTGATATTGAAACTTTAAAATTTTCGCCTTATTTTAAAGAAAATGATGGTTTATATATAAAAAAGTCTTATTTTGATTTAAATGAAAAATTAATAGAAAAAAATATAAAAAAATATAAAGTTAAATTACTATGTAATTGGACGTCATGTGAAAATATTTGTAAAGAATGGATTAATATGTGCGAATCAGGTTTTCAATGGAAAAATATAGAAATTATATGGGATGATATAAAAAATCCATTAGATAATAAAGAAATTGATTACTTTGTTATAATAAATAAACCATTTGATAATACTTATTATGATGTTAATAAAACTATTATTTTTCAAATGGAACCATGGGTCTATGATGATACTAAAAATTGGGGAGTTAAAACTTGGGGTCAATGGTCTCAACCAGATGAAAGTCAATTTTTAAAAGTATTTAAACATAAAGATACATTAAATAATGTTCAATGGCATATCAAAAAACCATTGAATGAATTATTACAAAATATTACGTGTGAAAAATTAAATAAAGTATCTTGTATATGTAGTAGTAAAAATTTTGATGAAGGACATATTTTACGAAATGATTTTATTAAATATATACTTGAAGACAAATCCGATATAATTGATTTATATGGTAGATCAAATTATCATAATTTTAATTGTGAAGTGATTCCATTAAAAGATGATGATAAATGGAATGGTATCCATCAATATAAATATCATTTTGCATGTGAAAATAATAATGAAAATGGATATGCAACTGAAAAAATATGGGATGCAATTTTATCAGAATCATTATGTTTTTATTGGGGTTGTCCTAACTTAGAAAATTATATTAATTCATCTTCATTTGTAAGATTAGATTTAAATAATAAAGAAGAATCTTTAGCAATTGTAAAACAAGCAATAGAAGAAGATTGGTGGTCTCAAAGAATTGATATTATTCGTGAAGTAAAATATAAATTATTAAATGAATTGAGTTTTTTTCCTAGAATTCAAAAAGTAATAGAAGATAATGAAAGAAAAAAAGATAATGAAATAAAGATTGAAGTAAATATTGAAGATAATAATCAAGTAAATGAAGTAAATATTGAAAATAATAATCAAGTAAATGAAGTAAATATTGAAGATAATATTGAAGAAGATAATAATCAAGTCAATGAAGTAAATATTGAAGATAATAATCAAGTCAATGAAGTAAACATTGAAAATAACAGTGAAATAAAATAGAAGATAATTAATTTTTATTTAAATATATATAAATAAATTTATACAATATTATATTATAAATGGCTTGCACACGTTTTAATTATGATTCATGTAGAACAAAAAAACAATTGCAGCAATCTACTGATCCTGGTAGATGGATATTAAATGTACCTGGAAATGGGTCTAATCCTGGTTATATGGAAGATCCTCAAATTATTATACAAAAATGGGGAGCAAATTTAAGAACAAATACAATTAATTTAGAAAGTGATTTAAAAGGTGTAAATCGTCAAATTGGTAGAGATTGTTTAGGGAAAGATGAATATCAAAAATATAATGTTCCTAATGAAGCAATTAAATATCCAACTACAAATGCTTTATACATAGAACAATCTAGAGCAACAAATCCTGCTTGGATGTATCGTGATTTAGAACAAGTAGATTGGTATTATCCTCTTATTAATCCTCAAATAAATACATGTATTCCTTTTCAAAATAATTTAAGTAGTAGAATTTTAGAAAAAGATTATTATACACCAAAAAGAGATTGTGTAGTTAATGAAAATAAAAATTATTTACCAATTAGTTTTAATTTGATTAGAGGTAGTTATGTTGGTGGTCCAAATACATGTCAACAAACAAATTCTTGTAAAACTTTATAGAAATAAATAAAATATTATTTTATTATATAATGAGTAAACGAACAATACGAGGTCATGATATACATGGATCTAATATATATACTCAAGAGTATGACCCAACTGGTGATTTTTATAATCAATATGAGAATGACTCTAGTGATGAAGATGAAGAAGAAATAAACAAATACAAAAAAAATAAAAAAGATATAAATGCTCAACATTATGAAAATGGTATACTAACACAAGAAGCATATGATCCTGAAGAAGAAGAAGAAGAAGAAGAAGAACCAAGAATTCATCATTATTTAGAAGGAGAATATGAAAATGGCGAAGAAGTTACTCCAGAAAGTGCTTCTGAAAACGCAAATCCAGGAGATGAAATTCATTTTAGTTCAGCAGGACAAAATGAAGATGGTCCAGTTATAAGAAAATACAAAGTATCTGAAGATAATACACCAGAACCAATAGAAGAAGGAGGAAGAAAAAAAAGAAAAACTAGAAAAACAAGAAAATCAAGAAAAACTAGAAAATCAAGAAAAACCAGAAAATCAAGAAAAACTAGAAAATCAAGAAAAACCATAAAATCAAGAAAAAGTAAAAAGTAAAATAATAAATTATTATATTGAATAAAATAATAATCTATTATATAAATATGGAAATAGCTATCCCATTAATTGCATTAGGTGGAATGTATGTAATATCAAATCAAAAAAATGAAAATTGTATTGATAAAGAAATTAATAAAAATAGGGGAGAAAATTTTACAAATATGGGGATACGAAGTAATTTAGGTGTTAGAAGATCGGAAACTTATTTACCAAATATGAATATTCCTCCTCAAAATTATCCAGTTTCAAACATTAATCAATTAGTAGATACTGTTCAAGAATATCCAAATCCAAATGTAGCAACTGATAAATATTTTAATCAAAATTTATATGAAAAAAAAGTTAGAAATCATGAACAGGTAGATCGTAGTATTCAAGATATTTATTCAATGTCAGGTAATTACTTAAAATCAGAACAATTTAAGCATAATAATATGGTTCCATTTAATGGTGGAAAAGTAAAAGGAAATACATATGATATTAATATTTCTGAATCTGTATTGGATAACATGATTGGTTCTGGTTCTCAAACTATAAAAAAAATAGAACAAGCACCTCTGTTCAAACCCGAAGAAAACATGCAATGGGCTTATGGAATGCCTAATCAAAGTGATTTTTATCAATCACGTGTAAATCCAGGAATGAAAAATAGTAATATAAAACCATTTGATTCTATAACAGTAGGACCTGGATTAGATCAAGGATATTCTATTGATGGAAGTGGTGGATTTAATTCTGGAATGGAAGCTCGTGATAAATGGTTGCCTAAAACAGTAGATCAATTACGTGTTTCCACAAACCCAAAATTAGTATATGATTTGTATAATCACGAAGGTCCTGCTAATTCATTTATTAAAAATGCTCCAACTACTCAATTGCTTGGACGTGTTGAAAAGCAAAAACCAGATACTTTTTTTATTAATACACAAGATCGTTGGTTAACAACGACTGGCGCTGAAAAAGGAGAGACACTAAGATCTATACAAGAAATGGGTGTAATTCGTCGTAATGATATTGAAAGTGATTATGTTGGACCTGCTGGTCCAGGTGATATTCAAGTTGGTTACGCTCCTGAAAATTTTGAACCAACTAGACGCGTTCAATTGCCATGTGTTGATGTAAAACCTTCATCTGCAATGGGTCGCGGACCTAGTAATGATGGTGATAATTTTTTACGTAGTCATACAAATTATGAAAATAATAGAACTACAGTAAAACAACCAGATAGAATTAGAAGTGGTTTTAGTGGTGCAATTGGAGCAGTAATTGCGCCCATTATGGATATTTTTAAACCAACTAGAAAGGAAGAAACCGTACAAAATCTTCGTATTTATGGAGAGGCGAGTACAACTGTTCCAAAAAGTTATGTCTACAATCCAAGTGATACTACAAAAACAACTATTAAAGAAACAGATCTTTATGCAGTATCATTTAATATAAATAATCAAAAGGACGGTATTTATGTAAATAATTATTCTGCGCCAAATTCTACACAAAGAGATACAACTTCTGGCGAATATTTTAGTACACCAGGCGGATATGCAAGCGCATATGGTGACATGAATTATGAATCTGCATACAAACAACACAATAATGATATAAAATCACAAACTATACACAATCGTGCAAACCAAGGAGGTACACAAATTTTCAACCAACAAATGAATTTGACAAATATTAAAGATGATAATGATCGTTTTTATGGAAGATCTAATCCAGCGTATTCAAAATTATCTGGATTACCTCCATCTGTTCAAACATATGGCGCTATTAGAGCTCCTCAATATTATAATGAATGTATTGGTTGCGACCGAATTAATCCAGATATATTGACTGCATTTAAAAATAATCCTTATACACATTCATTAACAACATCTGTATAAAATATAAAATATAAAATATAAAGATATAAAATATAAAATATAAAATATAAAATATAAAATATAAAATATAAAATATAAAATATAAAATATAAAATATAAAATATAAAATATAAAATATAAAATATAAAAATATAAAGAAATATTTATATTTTTATAAATGGAAAAACATACAGAATACATGAAAACTGCTTGTGATTTAGCATCAACATCAGTTAATCGTGGTAGTGGACCATTTGGTGCGCTTATTGTAATGAATAATACACGCCAAATAGTAGGAAGAGGACATAATATGGTAACAACTGCCAAAGATCCAACAATGCACGCTGAAATAGTTGCAATTCGTGATGCATGTAGATTTTTGGATACATTTATATTAGATGATTGTGTATTATATACAAGTTGTGAACCTTGTCCAATGTGTCTTTCAGCTGCTTATTGGGCGCGTATACCAACTATTTATTACGCTAATACAAAAATAGATGCAAAAAAAATTAATTTTGATGATGCATTTATTTATGAAGAATTGCAAAAAGAACCAAATGAACGTTTTATAAAAATGATACATTTAAATGAGTGTTCTGCATACGCTAAAAAAGCGTTTGATGAATGGGAAAATAAAGATGATAAAATTAATTATTAAATAATAATACGTATTTTATTTTAATATAAAAAAATAAAATATAATAAATTAATGTCATTACAAATTCATGAATCTATAAAAGAAAAATTAAATTACTTTTATGAAAAATACAAAATTCCCAATATATTGTTTCATGGACCATTTGGTAGTGGAAAAAGAACAATTGTTGATGAATTTATACATAAAATTTATGATAATAATAAAGAAAAAATTCAATCTTTTGTAATGTATGTAAATTGTTCACATGGTAAAGGAATTAAATTTATTCGTGAAGAATTAAAATTCTTTGCAAAAACACATATAAATTCAAATGGTGGTAATATTTTTAAAAGCATAATACTTTTAAATGCAGATAAATTAACAATGGATGCACAATCTGCACTAAGAAGATGTATTGAATTATTTAGTCATAACACACGTTTTTTTATTATTGCTGAAAATAAATATAATTTAATGAAACCAATATTATCAAGATTTTGTGAAATATTTGTTCCTGAACCAGTAATAAACAATAATGTTGTTAATTTATATGAATACAATTTAAATGAAATATTTAAAATGAATTGTATAAAAAACAAAAGAAATAATTCATTAAAAAAAGAAATTACAAAATTAATAAAAAAAAAAATAGAAATAGATGATTTAATATTATTAAGTAATAAATTATATGAAAAATCTTATTGCGCTTTAGATGTTTTATATTTATTAGAAAATACTAATTATTTTGATAATTTAATAACAGAAGAAAAAAAATATGAATTATTGATTTGTTTTCATCGTGTTAAAAAAGAATTTAGAAATGAAAAATTATTATTTTTATTTATTTTTAATTTTATTTTTTTAAGTTCAAAATTATGTTTAGAAAATATAAGTTTTATGTAAATGGATGATTTTAATGTAAGTGCACTTCATGAATCAAAAAATGAATGGAGTTCAAGATTAGTTACTATATTAACACCTTTAATTATAGATGGATACAAATCTATTTTAGATGAAGCAATTAAATTATGCAAAGAAAATGGAGAAATGGATAAATATCTTATGACGTTTCAAAATTTTCTCTCAAGAATACCAAAGTGGAACTCTCAAATTATTGAAACTGAAAGAAAAAGAATTATAGAAAAATCTGGTTGTAATTATTTAGAAGATTTAGTTACATGTGTACACATTATTCAATTGAAAATATTAACTACTATGCGCGTAGGACAAAAACAAAAAAAAATAGATATTAATATTCCAAAATTGGATGATTTTATTCATAAAACATATATTAATGTAGCTAGAAAAATATATAAAAATGTATATTTATTTGAAGTTAATGTTACACCATTACAAGTACAAAAACATTATAGAGAATTAGAAATAATTGTGCAAGAATGTATATTAAACACATTAAGAGAAAGTATTCCAGTTGAGGCAATTTTAAAAGCTTACATGGATGAAACCGTAGAAGAAGATATAGTTGAAGAAATAAAAGAACAAATTATTACAGAACAAAAACCTAAATCTGAAATAATTCAAAATAATAAAATAAATTCAACATCATCTATTAATTCTGAAATAAATTCAAATTCAAATTCAAATTCAAATTCAAAATTGTCATTTGATAATATTGACTATATTAAATACGAAGATGGTAATGTTGAACAAATTAATGCTCCAAAAGATATTTCTACATTAGAAAAAATAAGTGAAATAAGAAATCAACAAAGAAAAATAGAAGAAGATGATGATGATGATAATATAAAAATAACAATTTCAGATCAAGATTTTAAATTAGATTCATTAGATATTCATAATATTGAAGAACCAAAATTGGAATTATTACCTGAGTTATTAATTGATAATATTGAAATTTTAGAATAATTGCGTAAAAAAAAAAATAAGAATGTGGTGTAATAATTTAAATGAATAATATATTTATTATTGCTGCAGTAATTTCTAGTATATTTTTAATTGCAAAAATTATTGAGTTTAGATTTATTGAAAAAGAAGAAAAAGAAAATAAACCATTTAAATTATTAATAAGAGATGCACTTATTGTATATTTTAGTGTAGTATCAGGATATTTTTTATTTGAACAATTTAAATCAAATGAATTAGGTGAAACTACAAAAGTTACACCAGTATTTATAGATAATCCTGGTTTTTAATATTTATAAAAAATAAAAAATATAAAAATATAAAAATAATTATCTTCCTGTCCAAACTTTAACAACACTTTTATTTTTTGTTGTTTTTATATTTGTTATATAATCATCATATGTGTCACCCCATTTATCATATTTCATTATATTTCCTAAAAGCGCCTTTTGGTTTAATATTTTAGGATTTTCAGTAAAAAAAATGCATCCAAAAATCCTTTCAAGACAGCATCTATCTGCTCTACATAAAACACATGCAATTAAATTTGTTATTTTATATTTATTTTCTAAATATAGAAGAAATTCATGATTAATATATGATTGAACACCAAAACAACCATACCATTTTGAATTATTCATTCCTAAAACTGGATTATCTAATAACAACTTGTTTTTCAAATAATAATTATTTTTTAATCTACTTGTTATATTTATTGTATTATTTATATTTTCTTTATCAGCGTGAAAAAACCATAACGGAAGTACTTTTACATTTTTTAATAATTCAAAATGAACTTTTTTATGAAAAAAAACACTATCATGAATAATAACTGCATTATCAAAAAATTTATGTTTTATATAATAATAATAAGGCAATAATTCGCCACGACCTTTAAATTCAGATTGAATAATTTCAATATTTTTGTATTCAAATTCAGATTTTAAATAATTTGGATCACTATTATCATCAATAATAACTATTTTTTTAAATGGATATAAACTTCTTAAACATTTTATTGAATGGTTCCAGTATTTATTTGTTTTTTCAGAATTAACGTGTCTTGTTATTATAAATCCAAAAGAAGAATTCATATTATATATTTATATTATTTATATTATTTACAAACATAATTAAAATAAAATTATTTCAATTATATTTTTATTAAATATATGATGGTATATTATCTATATTAATTACTTCTTGTAACAAAACATTCATTGAAGATGTTATAAAAGATTTAAATTCTTTTCTCTCTAATTGCGCTTGTGGGGTGTGTTTATGAACACATCTTGCAATCATTTTATATAATTTAAAATCAGGATATCTATCAGATCCGTCATTTTTATAAAGAATATTTGTTTCTTTATCATCCAAACACCAATTAATTATTAAACGTTTAACAGGATCATTTATATTTGATTTTTTTGTTTCTTCAAAGTCATCTATTAAATAATCAAAAATAGAACAAGCTAAACGACATAAATCAAAACTAAAATTTGGTTCTAAAAGAGGTTTTTTATTATTAAAGTAAGGTTCAATATTATACTGTGTTGCTGCATCGCCACCCATTTGAAAACTATCACTACAAAATAATTTATTATCAAATTTATATATACTTCTACCAAAATCAATAATTTTAAATAATCTTCCAAAAGTTGGAACTTTATAATATTTATTTTTATAACAATAATAAATATATTTTTTATCTGTTACATTATACATAACATTATTTGTATGTAAATCATTGTGTGTAAAATTGAATGCTTTTTGATAAGTAATTAAAATCATTATAATTTGCATTAAAGCAGAAAACCATTCATCATTTGACAAGTTATTTTTTAATATTAAATTATCAAATGTATTTTCACAATATTCCATTCCAATAATTTGAACAGGAAATTTTTTAATAGTTAAATCAATTCTTTCTTCTTCATCAGAATTTTCTTCATCAGAAATATCTTCATTAGAACCTTCTTCACTAGAATCTTCTTCATAAGAAATATCTTCATCTGTATCTTCTTGACTACTATCATGTGTATAAGATGTTCTAGATGAACAACTTGAATTTGTTTTTAATGTTAAACTATTTATATGTTTATTTTCTAATAAATTTATATCTGTAATATCTTCCAAATTTATAATATTTTCATTATTTTCATTATTTTCATTTGAATTATCTTGAAATAAATCTTCAAATAATTCATTTTTTAAAGATTTAATAGATAATTCTGATTTAGCGCTAGTATTGTATTCAATTTTAATTGGACTTTTCTTTTTATTTTCATTTTTAAATAATTCATCATTATCAATTTCAAATAAAATATTTTGATTTTTTATAAAAAAATCAGAATTACTTAAATATTCTATATCATCATAAGCATTTATTACAAAATTGTTTTTTATACCTAAATAAGAACCATAATAATCAACTCCATGAATAAATTTATGATTATCAATTAATTTACTAGTTAAAAATAAAAAAAAACCATCTACATATGCAGAATTATTTTCATTTAATAATTTTGAATGACAAATTGTAGTATCATAATTTATTTTTGGTAAATCAAATAAATGTTCATCATTTATATTATATTTACCAATTAAATATTTATAAGGATCTAATAATGGAGCAATTTTAAAAAATACATTTTTATTTTTTACTTTATTATTTGTGATTTTTGTTAATTTACAATTATATAATTGTTCATTAGTCTCATCTTTATTATTAATACTAGAAATATGCCATTTATGATTTAAATGAATATTATTATAATTTGTTTCATTCAATGAAAAAAATCTAGAATAAATAGGAATATAATTTTGTGGATTAGATATAGAAAGATATTTTGAATCTTCTAAATTTTTTAAAACTTCTGTAGTTTTTCTTTTATGATAATTTACAGATATCATTCTTTAGGTAATTAATATATAAATTATATAATTTTTTAACTTATTTATTTGTTAAAGTTTATTAAAATAATTTTGCTTTAATTTTAATATTCGTTAATTTTTTTTTTTTTAATCCTTTTAAAATTTATAATAATGACATTAGAATTAAAAAAGTTTGATATGAAATCAATTAGTTTTAAATCAAATGAAAACAAAGGTCCAGTAATTGTTTTAATTGGTAAGCGTGACACTGGTAAATCTTTTTTAGTAAGAGATCTACTATATTATCAACAAGATATTCCAATTGGGACTGTTATTTCAGGTACAGAAGAAGGTAATGGATTTTACGCTAAAATGGTTCCAAAATTATTCATACATAATGAATACAATACTGCAATAATAGAGAATATTTTGAAAAGACAAAGAACTGTTCTTAAACAAGTTAAAAAAGAAATAGAAACTTATAAAAGAAGCAATATTGATCCACGCGCTTTTGTTATTCTAGATGATTGTCTTTATGATAATACTTGGGCGCGCGATAAATTGATGCGTCTTTTGTTTATGAATGGACGACATTGGAAGGTAATGTTGGTCATAACTATGCAGTATCCACTTGGTATACCTCCAACTCTTCGCACCAATATAGATTACGTTTTTATTCTTCGTGAAAATTATATTGCAAATAGAAAAAGAATATATGAAAATTATGCAGGAATGTTTCCAACTTTTGAGTCTTTTTGTCAAGTCATGGATCAGTGTACTGAAAATTACGAGTGTTTGGTAATACACAACAACTCAAAATCAAATAAATTACATGATCAAGTATTTTGGTACAAAGCAGATAACCATAATGACTTCAAATTAGGTTCAAAAGAGTTCTGGGAATTATCTAAAGGTGTTAATTCAGATGATGAAGATGAAAAGTATGATCCATCTAATACCAAAAAACGTGGCGCTGGTCCTAAAATTAATGTTAAAAAAACAAATAAATGGTAAATAGATATTCAAACAAAAGAAATTATAAATACACGGGATACAATTGCCAAAGCATATCAACATAAAAATATATCTAATGCAAAAATGATTAGATTAGTTAAAAATAATATTCAAATAAATCATTATTATTACAATTCAATAATATGAAATATTTAGCATTTTATTTTTTATTCGTTTTTTAATTATTTTATTAATTACTTATTTTAAATTATATTATATATTATATAATGGAATATTCTAGTCAACAATCTGAATTTAATCCAGAAACTCCCGTATTACCTGAGCAAGGTTATACAGAATCTGACATGGGACAACAAGGAATGCAATATCAATCATCGCCAATGACAAATCAGTATCAATCATCGCCAATGACAAATCAGTATCAATCATCGCCAATGACAAACTTTAAAACTTCTATAATAAATGCAATTATGCGTAATAATAAATTCATGACTTCTCCATTATGGAGACAAATGTCTACAGATCAAAAAAATGAAGCAATTCGCAATGCATTAATGGAAGTAGCGAACATGCCCAATTTAAGCACTATAAGATTTAAGGAAGCATTTATGGCGAATGTTAATACAGCATCAATAAATGCAAAATCTATATTTAATCCTTCATCTTGGTTTAGTTCTTCAAGTACTCAAAAAAATTATGGAGGTAAAATGCGAAGAAGATATAGAAAACGCAAAACTCATAGAAGACGTTAAAATAAAAATAATATTATTATTTATACTTTTTATATAAAAATTTTTTATTTTATATAAAAATTGCATTTTTATTTATTTATTTATTTATTTATTTATTTATTTATTTATTTATTTATTTATTTTATTTTTCTGTATTTGAATTTGCAAAAGGTCCACTAATTAATTCACTTCGTCCATTATCTGTTGCACCGATAACAATATTTTCTCCTTCAAATAATTCCATACAAATATCTGCAGTTGAAATATTTTCTTGTTCTTTCAATGCAAACTCTTGAGTATTTGCATTATTAACTCCAATTAAATTACCATCTTTATCAATACTTTGTGTTAATGTATTTCCTGATTTTTCTGCATTTTTCATGTTTTCTTCAATTGCATTTTGTTTAGTTTCTTTGACACGTTGTTCAAACGCTGTTTTTGCATTCGCTTCATTTTTATTTTTTTCACTCATTAACTGGTTTAATTCTTCTTCTAAGTATTCAACACGCCCAGTTTTGTACGCTTCAGGATCCCATGGCATCCATAAACCAACAGGTCCAACCATAATGTCATGATTAGGATCAATTTCTCTCAAAATTTTGCATCTAAGTTCCGCTTCTTCTTGTGTAGGATACGAACCACGAATTTTTAAACCACGTACATTTGTTTCAAAATTATGTGATATGTTAAACTGTTTTTGCAAATCTTCTTCATTTTTATCAATAAATGTTTTGTAATCATCTTCTAAAGATGAATTTATTAAATTTTCCTTTTCTTCTTTTACAAAATCGGTAAAGTCTTTAGACACATCATCAAAAGAAAGATTATATTTATAAGAAAGAAAATTTAAAAATTGAACCATTTTTTCCATAGATTTATTGAAGTCCCATTTCTTTAGGAACTCTTCAAAAAAAAACATTTCTTTTTCTTTTAATATTTTTTCAGGACTACAAAAAGAAACACAAACAAATTTCTGTCCAGCAATTGGTTTATCTTCTTCTAATAAATCAACATATTTAGGATTATTTTTTCCATTAATTTGTTTTTTCTCAAATTTATTATTTACTTTTTCTTTTAATCTTTCTTTTACATTTTTATTTTTAGAATAATCCATTTTATTTTAGTTAATTATTTAATTTTAAGTTTTTTATCGCAATATATATATTTTTTTCTTTTTATTTAATATAAATGTCTGGTTTAATTAATGTTGGAGAACTAGTTAAAAGAATAATTAAATATCTAGTTGAAGGTTTAATGGTTGCTATCGCCGCTTACGCTATTCCAAAACGTTCATTGAATATTGAAGAAATTGTTTTGATTGCTTTAACAGCTGCCGCTACTTTTAGCATTTTAGACACTTATGTTCCTTCTATGGGAGTTAGTGCTAGATCTGGAGCTGGATTTGGAATTGGAGCAAACCTCGTAAAATTTCCTGGAGGATTTTAAATATAATATCATAGTATATATTTAATTTATTGTAATCAATAATATTTTGAAAAACAACGTAGTTATTAATATATTATTATTTTTAATATAAAGATAATATATTATGACAAAACGCAAATACTTTTATAAAAAGTGTAAACGTAGTAAGTGTAAAGATAAATGTAGTAAACATAAACATAGTAAACATAAATATAGTAAGCGTAAACATACTAGCAAAAAAAGAGGAGGTGCTGGTTGTTATGGAAATGGTATAGGAGCAAATACATATGATCCAAATTTTTCAATTCATAATACGAGAGAATTACAATTGTTTCCTTATAAACCATAAAAATATAACTTTCGCTTAAATTGTATTAATAAATTCCCAATCTAAATCCGTACATATTTTTTTCCATATATTATCTTGTTCAATTCGTTTTTCTTTATCTTTTAGCATAGGAAAAAATGGCAAATACTGATGTTCTCCTAATAATTCACATAGTTTATAAGCAGTATAATAATAATTTAAAAAATTAACACGGTCATCAGGACAAAATTTAGAATAAGGTGATTGCAATTCAACAAAAAGATTGCACAATGTTTCTTCTAATTCAGGTGACATAATAGGTGGTTTAATTCCCAATTTGTCTTTTATAAAAGGTATATGTTCATAATATTTATTATATCCTAATTTTTTCAATATTTCTTTTGTTTTAAAATTTGTAATTTGAGATAAATCAATTCTCTCTTTTTTTATTTGCAATTTAATATTTTCAATAACTTCTTCTGGAATTTGTGTTGTTTCTTTTCCTTGAAATTGCGCCAAAATCTCTTTAAAATGATTAATTCGTTTATAAGCGTAAAAACATATTTCTTTAGGTGGTTCCTTATAAGATGGTTTTTCATTTTCAATTAAATAAGGTATATGTCTAGAACAAGTATTGCAAACTAATATACCTTCATCTTCTAGGGGTATTAATTCACCTTTATAACAAAATTGACATATATCTGTTGGATAAACAAATGAATTTATATCAATAAAACTGTCATCAATATTTCTCAAATATTTTTGAATAATATTATTATTTTTTATATGATCTGTATTTTCATTTTCATTTTTTTCATTTAATTTGAAAAAAGAATTAACTAATTTGCTTTTATTTTCATTTTGATTTTGATTTCCTAATGAAATATTTTTTTTATTTTCAAAATACTCAAAAATAAATTTAGAATTATCTAAAAAATATTCTTTTTTTTTATTTTTAATTTCTTTAATTTTATCTGTTAATTCTAATATTTTATCTTTTAAATCTAATTGTTGATCTAAAGAAATGTTTTTATTATTTTCTAATTCTTGTTTTATATTATGTCTTTCTAATTTTAATTCTGGTATTAAATCATTTTCATCTTTTGAAAAATCATTTAAAAACTCTTTATGTTTAGTGTCTAGTGTTATTGTTGTTTTTTTATTTAAACGAATATGTTTATTTGTTTTTGGTTTAAATGAAGGCATATTCTTTTTATAAAAATATATTTATTTTATTATTTAATTAATAATAAAAATAAATATATTATTTTTTAATAATGTTTTAATAATATTTTAAATTATTAAAAATAAAGTAAAAAAAAAGAAATGTTTTCTATAATTTAATTAAAATGGATATTAAAATTAATTTGGAATCATTAAAAGATTTAGAAAATAATGTAAAAATAGATGCAATAAAATTTCAAAAAATGCTTTTATTATTTAATTCTATTGAACAAGGATGGTCCGTAAAGAAAAAAAATGATTCTTATGTTTTTACAAAACATCATGAAAATAAAAAAGAAATACTTGAAAATTCTTATCTAATGAAATTTATGAAGACTAATCTAGATATGAATAAAATAATAAATTAATAAATATTTAAAATATATTTAAATAATTTAATTTAATTTAATTTAATTTAATTTAATTTAATTTAATTTAATTAAATTTAATTTCAAAATTTTTTTTTCTTTAGTGATATTATAAAAAATGGGAGGTGGTTTAATGCAACTTGTCGCCTATGGCGCCCAAGACGTTTATCTTACAGGTAATCCTCAAATTACTTTTTGGAAAGTTACTTATCGCAGATACACTAATTTTGCAATTGAGTCTATAGAACAGACTTTTAATGGACAGGCTGATTTCGGTCGTCGTGTTCAGTGTGTTATCTCCAGAAACGGAGATCTCGCTTACAGAACCTATCTTCAGGTCACTCTTCCTGAGATTAATCAGTTGATGGGTTTAGGAAACTATACTACAGGAGAGAATACTGGCGTTTATGCACGTTGGTTGGATTTCCCTGGAGAGCAGATCATTGCTCAGGTTGAAGTTGAGATTGGTGGTCAGAGAATTGATCGTCAGTATGGAGATTGGATGCACATTTGGAATCAGTTAACCATGACTTCTGAACAGCAGCGTGGATACTTCAAAATGATTGGTAATACTACCCAGTTAACTTTTATTACTGATCCTTCTTTCGCTGATGTTGAATCTCCTTGTGACTCTCAGGCTCCTCGTCAGGTGTGCGC